GGGACATTGTGTTTTCCAAAGTCTCTCAGCATTGTGAACTGGTGCGGGTGGGAGGCGAACTCGTCCAGGCTTCCAGAGATGACCGTGTCAAGATCAAAATACAGCACCGTCCCATCAAATACCTCAGAAAACAGCTCCACCTTAGACCACCACCCAGACCACCTGTGTTTGAGAGGTATCCGCTCACAGGGCACGTCTACGTCAGAGAAACACACAAATCGGTGGGGCAGGGTAAGGTTGTCCTTGACCATGTTCTTCAGGCGCAGCACGTCGTTGTCTGTGTAGCCGTCCTTGTAGGTCGCGGTCTCGAAGCGCCCAGACTTTAGAACGCAGGCAACAGTCAGCACGGGGCCCCCAATATCTTGCCAGTGTGGCCAGACATCGAGAATATATTCTCTGTTTTTCCGGAGTCTTTGTGCGTTTGCAACATTCTAATCCAGTGCTCCAGTTGAACTGCCTCGGCAAACTTGCCGGCCTTGGTTGGCTTGCTTGGGTACTTATCAGAGTAGACCAGGCTGCTTTGACTGAGCGGGGCACCGGCCATAATTACCTCATCAAATCCCATCCCGTGCCTGGCCCACAGGGCGCCGGCAACTCCAGAGGACCCGGCCACCCACCCCAGCTCTGGCCACACATAGTCTATAGCAGCAAACTTGTGGTCTGGAACCGCCAGAAACCAGATGCCGCCGCCGTTGGTAAATCGCTTGGACCTAGAGTGAACAAATATTTGACGGCCAGCTGCCGCCTTAAACATTTCGGCGTGTTCCGCGTGTTGGGTCCAAACGTGTTCGATCTCGGGAATCATTGCAGCTGCGTTGTTTACGCCCAGGATCGTGGCCCCTGGCCGCAGCTCCCTAGCGGCAGCTAGGTCCTCAAAAACACAAGGGGCTGCGCCACAAATAATGGCACAACCCCCGTGTCTGGCTGTATACCTCTCAGCCAATTAGTCGCTGTCGATAGAACCTAAAGCGACCGCGTTGGTTACGTCAACTACCGTGCCGGTGTTGCTGGTCACGATGTGCAGGCCAAAGCTGGCCGAGCTGTCGGCGTTGGCGTGAACATAAACTAGATCTCCAACCTTGAGCACCGAGGCTGCGCTATTGAAATAGCCCGAGCCGTCAACAACTGTGCCAAGATCGTCGGTCTTGTATGTCCACATTTGTGGAGCGTTGCCAGCTTTTGAGCCAGCTACAAGCATCAGATTGTCAGAAGTAAATGCCATGGTTTAGCTCCTTAGACCACGTCGGTGGTTTGAACTTCAACGATACCCTCGGCGTCGATAGCAACTGAGCCAGCGGAGAAGAGAGCGTTTACTAACCAGCTCGTTTTCTCAGCCACATAGTTGATCTCTGTCCGGGGAGCGATACCCTCTGCGTAGCCAATTGCGTCGCGGTGGAAAGCCCACAGCTTGCGCTCGGAAGATGCAACAGGCAATCCACCCTCTGAGCGGTCACCAATTACATGGAACTGGAACCCGAGGAAGGTGTTAACTTCGCCCTGCACCAACGCCTTGACGGTGTTGAAGTCGGTCGACGTTACAGCTGTCTCACCCAATAGCGAGGCCAGGCTGTTTGCGTGGATGATCATGTGACGGTTGTCGAAGGGGACGTTGTTCTTGTCCAGATATTTCTTAGCCTCGCGCAGCTTGGATACGTTCAAGCCGGTGTTTGTGCCACCCTGGTCTTCCGTAACAATGTTGGTCGTGCTGGAGTTTGCCAAGGCGTCCAAAATGATCTGGTCCTGGCGGCGTCCAATAGCGGAGCCAACTACCTGGGCGAGCTCAGAGCGCTCGTCAAAGTTAACTTTTTGCTGTGAGAATACGTCTGAATACTCAGCTGCATTCCAATCGGCAAGCGTGCAGGTTACCTTGCTGAACCCTACGTTCATTGGGGTAACGTCGGTGTGGGTAATGCGAGCTGTAGCTACGCCCTTACCTACTTTGGGAAACTGAACTGTCTGACCTTCAACTCCACGACGCTGACGAACCGCGCCTACCAACTGGGCCTTGCCCTGGTAAGCCTGTTTGACTTCAGCATCGAAGAGCGTAATAAAGGCGTTTGAAAGAGAAACGGCCATTTTGAGCTCCTTGAATTAGTCAAAAAAAAGGGTTTAATCGCGTCGGTGAGCCAATACTCTGGGCCTGTGCTTGCTACTTACGGCAGCCAATCGTCAGCATCTCACTGCGGTCAGGGTCGCTATCAAAAGCGGTGGGCCATAGTTTTATTCTATTTGTTAAAAAACAAAATGCAAGCACCAAAAAAAACCCGGCGCTGTGGCCGGGTTAAATCCCCGAAGGAGAGGGGAGGAGGAAATCTATCTCTGTGAGGAAAACCACTCGCGCTCCCTAGACTGTCTCCAGTTCGGGTCGCTGTTCCACCGAGGGTCCTTGATGTACTCCTCGAGCTTGTTGCGGTTCATTCCCTCTTCAAGCGGTGCTGGGTCGATTGGCATCCTACCTTCGTAGGCAGACCTAATCTTCATAAGTACGTTAATGCCCCGAGCTGTGCCGCCCATAATCTTAAACTCTTCAAAGTCTTCCTTCGATAGAATCTCTTTATTGACCATTCCCCTGGCCCAATCAACCATGCCGTTAACGATGGCGTTGCCGTTTGGCCCCAGGGCCTTGAGCTCCTCGGCTGGGTCAATCGATTCGCCCTGCATGAGCTCTCTGGCCTGGGAGGATAGCTTCCCGGCTAAGTCATCAAACTGAGCTTGGGATAGTCCGTTCTCCTTGGCCCAGCTAGTTAGTGTCCCAGCAATTGGGTTTTGGTCGTCGTAGCCCTCTCCGAATGCCTCGAGCTTGTACTTTCCATCAGCTGGTGCGTTGTGCTCGCCCTTGGAAATTTTTGCCCGTAGGTCTTTCCAGCTCTTGGCCAAGCTCTCGTAGTCTGCTTTGCCGTCTTTCCAGAAGTTCTCTGGAAGAAACTCTGGCCTGTCCTTCGGGCCCTCTGGCTTTGGCTCGCCTGGCGGCGCTGCCTTGTGGTCAACCGCGGTTGCCGATGGGTTTACTTCTTTGTTTGCGTTTGGGTCCTCTAGTTGCACGTTATCGAGTAGGCCGGTTTCTCCGGGCTCGATGTTGGTGTCTTCGCTCATAATTTCCTTGCTTGGTTAATCCGCGACATTAGATCCCTCACCACGTTTCTCTGCCCTTCGACAAAGTAAGCAAATGAGGCGTCGGTGCCAGGCGCGGCGACAGGCACGTCGACATAGGTTGCCCGAAGCCAGGTCATCAATTTCTGCCCGTCCTCGGTCGCAAATATACGCAGGCACAGCTTGGCCAGCTCCTCGCGCTGTTGAGTTACGTCCCTAATATCTGTTGGGACCGGCTCATCGAGATCCTCCCAGCTCATGCCGGCACCATCTCAGGTGGGACCATGGGCTGCTCTGCGCTAGCTGCCATCTGAGCGCTCATGGCCTGCATGGCCAAGGCGCTTTGCTGCTGTTGCTGCATCTGCTCCATGAGCACCGCTCGCTCTGCTTGGTTGTTTCTCAGAGTAGCTGGCACCCCTAGCTTGTCGCCAATGTAGTCGACGACCAGGTCTGTCTTGATAGCTACGGCGCCGTCTGTGCCAAAGCCCTGCATCAGCTGCGAGTATTGCAAGATGGCGTTGATCTCGTCCATGGCCTGGGCCTGGGCAAGAGGGGCCACTGGGGTAACCTTGACCTCGAGGCCGTTGACCCGCAGTGGTAGATCAATCATCCCGCGCTCGTCCATGACCTCAAGAATCTTGGCCGTCAAAGGAATCATGGTCTCGTTGATTAGTCGGCCAAAGGCAGAGCCCAGGTTCTGTGCCAACTCCTTCATGCGCTCCACAATCTCTGTGGCAGACCTTGCGGACATATTGTCTGGTGGCAAAGACTCATCGAGGAGAATGCGCTTGATGCTAGCTGTCATGTCGTTAATTACCAGCTGGGAGACGTTGAAGTCACCAGACCTTGGCAGCGCCAGCAAGCTGGGGCCCTGTGGCCCACCATTACGCGCCACGGGAATAATTGCACCAGGGACAATCTTGACCGTGTTCGGGTTTAAGACCCCGTCGTCAGCTGCGGTGTAGGCACCAGAAACCGCCATAGAGGCGTTCTTGAGCAGCAGCTCCTTGGTCTTGTTTAGGGTTTTAATGTCTGGCAGCGCCGTCATCAGCGGACCGCGACCGTAAATCTCACCCGCCACCTTCATATATCGAGAGATTACCCACGGAGAGGTCTTGCGCCTGCGGTAAACAATCTCTTGCTTGGATACCTTGTCGATGACGTGGTAACAGTAGTCGCCCCTCTTGGCATCAAATATGGTTGCCTCGAGCAGCTCCACATCATCTGTGGGTTTATTTTGAATGCGCCGAACCATGTCGTCTGGCATTTTGGCATCTGGCCACTGGCGCTCAATGCTCTCGCCCTTCATGCGCATCCGACGGTAGACATTG